CCAGAGTGCATGGACGATTGTGCAAATGGGTTTCCCAACGTGGACGATTGTGCAAATGAGTTAGTGCAAACAAACCGTGAACGATAGTGCAAACGCAATTGGTAAAAACTGGAAGCGGTCTAGAGAGCGCACGCGGTACGGCGAATGCAAGCGGGATGCGCACGCGGTGCGGTACTCGACACGCCCAGCACCGGAGCGCACTCAGTCCGGCACAAGTGGCAAGGGTCAGACTCTCGACCATCGTGGCACGGCGATTCACAAACCCTATCGCCAGCTTGCTAAATTACACAATAGTACAAACAGAAAGAGACGATTATGCAAATACAAATAAAACAATTCATGCTATAATATAGACAGTGAAAGGGAGAGAAAAACCTTTCAGAATATGATTGGATGGGAGATAGGGAAATGAATTTTAAAATCACAATCAAGGAAGTCCATGAAGCAGTTGTTTATGTCGAGGCGAACAGCTATGGACAGGCGTTAAAAAGGGTTGAAGATGATTACTGGAAGAACCCGAACGATTATGTACTTGAACCAAAGGATACAATTTTTGAGTAAAGGAAAACCCCGCCATTTGGCGGGGTTTAAAACTATACGGGGATACAAGCAAACGCCTGAATAATAATTTCGTTTATGTTGCTAAGTGTTCCTGCACCATTCCACAAGGTAACGTTTCCACTAGCGTCAATGTTAAGGTTAGAAACAGTGTTTCCGCTTGCAGACGAATCCTTAACAACGATGGCGCCATATAGTGCTGTAGATTTTGGGCAAAATTTCGTTGGGATTTTAAACAGAACTTCATTTGCGGCAAGTGAAAATTTTTCGGATGCGTAGTAATATGCAGTCACAAACAAAATTCCGGCCGGGACATTTCCACGAATTGTTCTAGCAAAACCCGTGATCTTTGCATTAATATCCGTGGGGGTGATTTCCTCCCAACCGTTGACAATACTATTTGCAACGGTCACGGCATTGTTCGCGGCTGTAGTTGCGGCATTTGCGGCAGTACTCGCGGCATTGGCCGTATTCACGGCTTGCGTTGCCTTGTTATTTGCATCGGACACGTCAGAATCCGTTGTCGTTGCCCACGTGTCAATTTTTTCCATATCGTCATTATAATCGGTGAGCCAATCGGGTTTGTCAGTTCCTACGAATTGCGAAAGGTCAAGTGTAGTTGTTTTATTTGTGCTTGCCATAATAATTTATCTCCTTTTATTTAAGTTTTTGAATTCCAAGAATAAATGTAAGCCGTCCAATCTTTTGTAAGATAAGCCGTAGCGGTTAAATCCAACGCTTTATATTCGTTTGCAGTTAAACCATTTGTTCTAAGCTGTTGCGTTAGTTCGTTCATTGCTTGTTGTACAGAAGTGAAAACCCCTGTAATGGCAGAATATACACCATAAATAAGTTTATGCCAAATAAAACGGGCAGAAGTTGCGTAATTAAATGCTGTAATGCTGTACGAGTTATAACCATTTGCTGTCAATCCAAGCTTTGAGTACTCGTAAGCTGTTATTCCACTTTGCCTTACCCCTGCATAAATATCATTTAGAGTATTTTTCAAACTGTCTAACTTGTTATACACAGGATTATTGATAATTGTTTCGTCGCCCAATCTGTTAACTACTTCACTTAGTTTTTGATTGACAACCATAATAATATAATTATAGAATAGCTCATTATTTTTATCTACGGTATCAATTAAATTAATGATTTTATCATTAATTTCCTGTGTAAACTGTGCGTATTGATTTTCCAGATTATCTATTTCTCCATTAACCGAGCGTTCAAATTCATCAATTTCTTTGTTTATCAAAGTTAGTTGTTCTGTCACATAGTTTTTAACCCATTCTTCGGTTACAGGTGTGTACGTGTTTAAAGTAGCTATCACTTCGTTAATTGCTCCCTGTAATTTACACAGTGCATCATAATAGGATAGCGCATCCGCATAAGCAGACGGCAAAGCGGGGGTGCAACACCGAACCACATTTAAAAAATCCATATTGATTTCACCTCCTTTAATAAAGCTTCATGAAGCAGTTTTGTATTTCCGGGTTGTGGATAATTTCCATGTCAACATTCAAGAATGTTTCCCGGTAGTCTTTCAACAATTCGCTTAAATTATGATACATATTTCCGCGTACTTTCTTTTCAAAATTTCTGTCACGTTTCTGTAAATTGTTTGCGGTCGAAGATGCCGAAGAATCATTCAAAGTTGCAGAAGTTAAATATTTTTCGTCTGCGATAGCACCATTATCCAACAACCCTTGCGGGGTATCGCTGTAAAGGCTCTTTCCGTCTGCTGTGTCTGTGCGCGTACCATCACTTTCAACATTCTCAAGTTCCATATTTGTTTCAACATAATTATAAGCATTCAGCGGGTCAAAGTCAAGTTGAGCACTTTTATAAAGTTGGTTGTAATACGGCATTATTTCAGCCATGGAGCGGTTAAGATAAAGTTTGAAAAGCCCGGCGGTCTCTGCACCAATTTCCCTCATCCAATAATGCATTATGATTTTGTTGTTAAGTGTGTCACGGTATTTTTCATCAAAAATCGGGTAATCTTTTAAACCGATATCATAACCATTTTGAATAAGTTGTCTTAACTCCACTGTGTAATTACTCATTTTCTGGTTCACCGTCCATTTCGGGCACAATCGGAATTTCTGAATTAAATTCTACCGTCATATTAGTGCCCCACATTTCGTTTATTTTTTCGCACGCCTGTTTTCGTTCATATAGGTAAGATTCACGTATCATTTCAAGCGAACCGAACGGGGCGGCGGCTTCATTTGCAACAAGCCTTTCCCGTTTATCTGTAAAAGCCGAAACAACACCAAGGCTTGTAAGTGCTTCGTTATAAATTTCCGTTTTCACGGAGAGCAAATCGCGTGCAATGAACGGAATATCCAAATTGATTGGCTTTATACTGTCAAGGTTCAAGGATTTATCACCGTAGATAAACGGTTGACCGCCGTCCAACTTCATAATCAAGTTTTTAAGTGACAATCTTTCTTTTTCATTGCACGCAATAAAAGCCGAAAACTTTTGTAAATTAGCATTTGTTTCTGCATTTCGCTGAATTTCATATAGCTTGCGCGCATACTCATTTATAATGTAAGCATCACCAGTTCTTGTCATGTTGTTAAAAATTAGCACGCTATTTGTTTCATTCAACATTCTAAAAGGCATACCGTTTGCGGCAATTGCGCTTCGTTCAGACGGTACTCCGTACCAGTTGAGCGAACCTGTATACGCAACCCCTAAACCAAAAAACTGTTCCAAACTATCTTCATAAAAAACCAGCGCTGAACCTTGTGTAATGAGCATCAATTCAAGATATCGAATATCAATCCCTTTTGGCACATTTTCCCATTTAAAGCGGGCTAGTGCAATGTTAAGCAATCGGATTGTATATTCATTGTAAGTTATATTGTTCAAAGCTAGAGTGTCGAAAAACTGAAAATCTCTACCACCTATCCCTTTTCTTGCCATTATTGCACCACCTTAAATAATAGAATTATCAAGAGAATAATTTTTAATATCGTTCGTATGCCAAAAAGTAACACCCGTTTCAAATGCCTGTTTAATTCGATTGTGTGCTACAACAGGAATACTGTCTATTAAATTAGCTTCTGTACACTTCACAAAATTCCAAGAACGTCGACCATACAAGTTAGGCACTTTTGTTTGCAGGGTTTTGTAGCCGTACATCGTAAAATAGTCGTCAATGCGTTTTGCATATTCGTAGCGCACGCATTTAGGGAACATGTAAAAATACCATTGCCCATTTGCAAAGAAAGAATTTGAAGAAGCTGTATTGCCCCTCGCACTATCGGGGATTATCTTATGTTCTTCGATTGTTACAAGTGTATTAGCAATTTTAGTTGCCGCCCCTACAACACTTTCAACTGCGCCGGAAAAATCCCCGGTAAAAACTCCGACACCCGCACCAACCGAACCGCCAACAATTGTTGTTAAAGCATTTAAATTCATTCCCATTTGATTCTGCGCATACCAGTTTTTAAAGGTGTCGTTTATCCACGAACAAACAGGGAAAGCGGGCATTGTCAACGATTCATCAAGTGAGATGTTAAGACCTTTATAATTCAGCGGCGTACACACGATAGGGGCCGAACCGCCAAGCGAGCTGAATAATACAAAAGGCCCATTCGGCTCTTGTGCTTCAAAGTCAAAAAACTCGTAACGGTATTCTTTACCGCTTGCGCCAGAGCCATACAATTCCAAAGCTCTATATGGGTATGTGTATAATTTATTATTTTTCGGCGTGTAACCATCAAGCGGTGCAAAAACGTTTAGCAGTTTGTTTCCGTAGATTCTTTCCGAACCAAACCCCGAAACCCAGCCATATGACGGGGAGGCAGGGAAAATATTCAAAAGCTCAAGCGGATACATAAACATTGATACAATTGCATCACCTTTACCACTTTTTGCATACTCATCAACCATATCGATAGCTTTATCCACTCTATCTTTTTTGGCATAATAATAAGATAAGCCCGTAAAGGTATTGTCAAGCAGTGAGGATGTTGGGACACCATCCAAACGCTCTGAAACAGCTATAATTATACCCGGCGTAAAATCATAAACTGTTCCGTAACCACTTGTAATGTTCTGATTGTAAACATATTCCCCCGTTTCCAGATTTTCGGGGACAAGGTTGTTTCCAAATGTGTCGTCATTTGTATGCTCACGTTCAACGAAAGAAATTTTCAACGTGTTATCTGCAAACCATGTTTGAAAAACATCCTGTTCAAAATACACGTCACTTTTGTTTTCGTTCTGGAAGCGAATATCTGTAATAAAATTAAAGTACCAGCGGTTGTTATTTCGATAATACATGTAATTGCAGTTTGCAATCGTTTCATAATTTGCAGGAAACGAAACAAATTTATCGTCACGCTGATAAGTTGCACCGTCAAGTGTCGCAACAATTTTTGTGGAAAGAAAAGAAAGACGTTCTTCCATATTCTGGAACAATCTAACGTGCGCGTAATCATTCCCCCATGGAACACCTGCGCACAGATAAATTGTCGTGTTGGGATTTATTGCCATTTTCTTCTCCTTTATATTCGCCGGGCGGTATTACCCGCCCGGCTATAAACTTTAACCGTTCACAGTAATAGTAGCTGTTCCATTCTTTTCTGTGTTATAAATAGAGGTTGCAGTTACCGTTACAGGGCCAACTTCTGCACTCCCGATGGTGAGTACACCGTCCCGTGTAATTGTGGTCGCACTGTCAGAATTTCCTGAAATAGCCCACGTCACACCCTGCGGGAAAAGGCCCGTACCTGTTACGGTAGCTTTCATCTGAATAGTGGTGCCCTTGTTTACGGCTGTAGCATCGGGTGAAACGGTAACACCTGTAATTGTGGGGGCAGTCGTAACAAACGCAACCGCGTTCGCAAACGGACAAACTGCCATGATTCTCCAGTAGTGCGCCCAATACTGCCAGTACAGGCCCTGCCCGTTCATATCGCGCGTAAACTTCTGCAAAGCGTCCCACACTGCATAGAAATCTTCATCAATCAAAATCGCGTGCGTATCCTGAACGGGAATTTCATCCACAACAATAACACGGTACTGAACCTTCGCGGGCTCAAGATTGAACAGTGTGCTATACCCAAGCACGGCCAAATAAGCATCGGTGTCCGCATCGATAATAAGCACCTGTTTTTCTTTCGGTGTTGCAGTAAGGACACCAAGACTATTGTAATCTGAGCGCATAAAAGCCATTTTATTCGAAACGGCTTTCATTTTGGCAAGCGCCATGTGCGCGGTTGTATTATCCGTTACATCGTCAATTACTTCAACAGCGAACTTACCCGCCGTGCCATACTGCGCAAGCAGATTTTTCATGGTGGTAAATTCATCCAGTTCCGCACCCGTGTACATAGCATTAAATACAGAACTGATAAAATCACTAAGTCCCTGCCACGACATAAAGGCCTGACGCAACATGTCATCGGAAATAGTTTGTTTATAAAATACCTGATAATTCAGCTTAGCAAAAGCAGTGTTTACGTCAGGAATCTCGCGCTTCATCCATTCTTCTTCAGCCTGTGCCGGGTCAAACTGGTGTGCTTTTGCAAGATTGGTGTAAACAAGCTCCACAGTGTCGCCGTATTCCAGAATACCCTTTTTGAGCACCCGCATAGGGTTAGTAAACAAACGATACGTAATCCATACGCGCCCGATAAGATTTACAAGGGTATCTACAAAAGCGTTTTGCGTGGGCTGATAATCCAGCACCGCCGTGCCAAATTCCCGAATATTATCCTGCGTCACCTGCGGAAGCCGATTTTCAAAGCTGGGATTTTCCGCTACCATCTGCGCGCGGAGCGCGGTTAGAATCTGCGGTGCATTATTGGTTACACTTGTCAAAACTTTTGCACTTTTCATTTTTCAATTACCTCCTCATTAAAAATGGATTTAATCTTTTCCGTTTCGTCTTTGATATCGTCGAAATCATCATCTTTCAAATCTTCAACATGCTTTCTAACAGCATCACGGCCAGTCAAAACGCGGGTAACATAATCACGCTTAAAATCTTTAAACGCGTTGGAAATACCGTCCATTTTATCGGACATTTCTTTCCAGTAACGTTCCATTCCCTCTTGTTCATCTTCACTATCGTGCAACCTGCGCAAATCTTCGCGCATGTCGTCCGTCATGCCGTCCTCACTATTGTAAAGACGGTCAATAAATTCACGGGCTTCGCTAAGTTTCATTTTTAATTCTCCTCCTTTAGCTTTAAATTCGTAATCGCTTCTTTAAGTTCGATATAGGCTTTTGTGTTATCTGAAAGAGCCTGCGTGAAATTTTCTTCGCTTTCCCGGTGGGCGTTCATCTGTTTAACGTTCAGCCAGACCAGAACGCCACACATAACAATCGGAAAACCGAGAGTGCTTACAATTTGGGCAACTGTGTTATAGTCCATTTTATCACAACCTTTTGTCTACAAACTTATTCGCCAGTAGCTGAAACTCTGTAACAGTTTTATGTGAATATAAAATATTACAGCATTTTCTTACCCCTAAAAATATCCCGTACATGATTCCTACTTCTTTGGCGCTTGCTTTTTGATAGTTATAATAACTTTCAATATAAAGTGCTTTCAGTTTTTCACACATTTGGAAGTTCACTCAAATCTTTATTAAATATTTTAAGGACTGCTACGTCTGTAATATCCTGCCAGTAATTCCAGCTCCCGAACTCCTGCACTTTGTTAAGGTCGTCCGCCTTCACACGAAACTTCCTTTTATTACCAAAGTAAACATAGTTTTCAGGGTCATTGCTTGCAGGACTGTTAATTGTGTGCCCATTTTCAGCAAAAACAACAATCAGTATATTTGCGGTAAATTCGCCCGGCATAGGTGGCTCACCTCCCCCATATTCTACTTCATAACGCCCAACTATATTTGGAAAGCCATCTTCCGGCGTTACAAGATTATTTGTGATCCCACGCCCAACATGCCATTCTTCATGACAATGTGGACCGGTTGTATTACCAGTCATACCGAAATTGCCAATCGGTGTGCCAGCGGTTACGCTATCACCAACATTCACAAGGCGTTCCGCGTGGTGCGCAGTCAGTACAGTGCGGTTAAGCGTCGGATAGTAAATCGCAATGAAATTTCCCCACGACCAGTTTCCACCCGTGCCGTATTCGCTACGTACAACTTCACCGTCAGCAATCGCGCGTACCATCGTATCGCCCATTACCCCGGAAGCGTCCCGCGTGTTCCAGTCTTTCCCCCGGTGCGAACCTCCAAAAACCTGCGTGACATTTACAAGTGGGTTAGCCGTAATCCAAGTTGTGTAAGCCATTGTTTTTCTCCTTTTAAATAATTATTTTCAACATGCTTTTAATTTCATGCTGAATTTTTTCATTTTCATATGCTAGTGTACCAGTTTCCAGCGCTTCTTTTATTCTTCTGAAAAACGGGTGCCTTTCGTACTGCTTTACATATTGAATGGATTTGTTAATGCTTTCTTTATCTGGTGTAAAAACCATAGTATTATAAGGGTCATAATCGTATGATATAATTGTCATTCCCGTGTCGTAATCAAACCACACGCCGTATTTTTTGTCCCTCCAAACAAGAGTAAAATAAAATCGTGTGTTTTTACCTTTTTTCATTATCTGTGCTTCATCATCAAGATAGAATTTATTATCCACAGAATATTCCGCATACCCAAGGGCACGCGACATTTGTCCAAATCTTGTGTTTTCTTTCGCACGTTTAAATTCTGCGCTTGTTGGAACTACCTGTAAAAGAATGTTATCTCTTACAACTGCATTTTTGTTTTTCGGTAATGATAAATCCCACTGTATAAAATATGGGTTAGCCATTGAAATTGCGTTGCCAAGCATAAATAAGATTACATCATCTCTCATTCTAGCTATCGTGTCATATAAATCGAACAAGAGAAAAGGCTCATTCCGTAGATAAGATGAATGCGGTTTGTCAATGATAAACTCCTCAAAAATCAGATTTGAAATATCAGGAAAAGCACTCGATTTATAATCGCTTGCTTTCGTTAACGCAAAAGTGTAACCGGCTAATTCTTCGTTAATGTACCATTGTCCTCCGTCATACTCTATTTTCGTACCTGGAAAAACTTGATTTTTAATAATGTCATTAAAATACTTGTCTGCGGTTTTTAACAACTCGTCTTTATATCTACGAATATATCCGAACTGTTTACCTTTTTTAAGGAAGTCCCGTACCGCTTTGATTTTCCATTGGTAGGATTTACCAATCCCACGGCCGCCAAGCACAATGTTAAAAAGTGCGTTATATGATAACGTATTATTTATATCGTAATACATAAAATTACCCCAACAGGATTCACAGGCAGAAATAATATAGCTTGCAAGACCCAATGTTACAGACGGTCGGTTTCACCCGTTGCGCTCCACTGTAAATACTATTTACATTTCCTGTAAATCCTATTATAATCATACCTGTAATTTACAAATTATAACATGTATTTTTGTTGCCCAAATATGGATAATTGATTCAAACGGCTTTTGATAAAATTTCTTTAGTTACATATAATATTTGAAAAATTCTTTCATTTTTCTAATCTCCATCCATTCATATATTTTAAATTGGTTTCGCAAAGCGAACATTTTTCTTTGCATAATTCCTCAAGATTTCTTTTTAACTCTTTGTTTTCACTTTCAAGTCGATTGATTTTAATAATTGCTTTTGCGAGTTTCAAACTAATTTCATCATATAAACCACACATCTCATTATATTTACGTTCCATGTTATCATTTTCTTCATAGATTCTTTTACTATCTTTCATCAAATTTACATAAGCTCTTTTCAAGTCGGAATATTTTTCAATAAAATTGCCGTACATATAAATTAGCCCCTTATATTAAACTCTTTATCAACCAGTACAATTCCCCCGTCAACGTGAACGGGCATAAGTTTTCCAGTGTACGTTGCGCACGGATGAAAGTTTTCCCATGTTACCTGTTCTTTTCCTTTATCGGGTAAACCCGCGCATGTTACGTGCAATTTGTCATCTATTTCTTCGATATATGTTTTCGGGCGTAAAAACCTTGCTCTTGTAAAATGGCTTTCGTGCGCCCACGCTCCAAGTTTATAGTCATCTATTTCAATGAACTTTTTAATATCTTCTAATGGTAAAGTTGTATGAATACTATCCGTATCGCTGTAAATGTACATGTCTTTACCGTATTTTTCTATGCTGTATTCTTTTATTTTCTGACTGGTTTCAATCGTGTATCTGCGCGCGTACGCGGTTATAAAAGCACCTACCGGAAGATACAACGCTTCTCTTGTCTCCGGTGGGGAAGTCCTGTATTTAACTATTCCTTTATCAAGATACGGATGCTTTTTTGCGCATGTAGGATCAAGCGCAAATTTACCATATAATGAATTTAGCATGATTTTCGACCAGTTTCGCATAGTGGGATTGTGTTCTTTACCCGCCTTTATTTTCTCCCGCATCCATTTGTCAATATACTTTTTGAACAGGTCTTTTGAAGCTCTGAATTTCCAGCCGCGAATATATTCTAAGTTGTAAACATTGTAATGTTTTAAAAACAACTCAAAATCTACATTTGTTAAGCAAAGCGGAACGATATCCCCATTGCTTGAAGTTACATATTCTGTTTGAACAAAGCGGTTATTTCCTTTTAATTGAATTGTCGGCAAATATCCCCCTTTTAATTCAAACTCACATTTAAACAACTGAATATATAAAGGACGTTCCACATCTTCAACATATTCACCGTTGTAAAATTTCGGTTCGCCCCATGGCAAATCACAGTAGTACATGCGGGACGGATACAGGCTATTTACATCAAATACATTACCCTCGCCCACATCCTTATCCGCGTATATCGGGTTCAAATAAGTAAAGCCTCCTTTATAAGCCTTGCGAATGTCCTTGTCGTAATTCGGTTCGGGGAACAACGTTCTAAACCTCTTTTTTCTAATGATGCTTTTAAAATCTTCTAAGGCGCAACTTCCTTGCGTCAGTTTTTTAAATCCCATTTTAAAAATCCGGTCAAGCGCCAAAGACATAATTTGAACGTCATGTTTCAAATATTCAGTTTCTTCTTTCGTTAAAATGTGGTTTGTTCCACGTGAAACATTATAATCAATTTCAAGTTTCTGAATGTCCAAGTGGAACGCTTTTGCAATTTCATCAACTGAATAATTCAACAGTTTCATACTGTCGCGCAGTTCTAAACTGTTCCCGTTTTCAAACCGTATCTTTATTTTATAAAACTGCCCTTCATCAGATATAAGCGCATTGAATTGCTTATTGTACAATTTTTTACTTTCAACATATTCATAACCATGTTTTAATAGATAGCTGATACAAAATTCCCCGTCAAATTTAAGGTTATGAAAATATAAAATCAAATTTCCGCTTTCTTCACATGTTTCAAAGAAACTTTCTATACTGTTTCCTATTACAATGTTATCTATAACACCTATTTCACATACAGCCCAAGCCCAAACCCTGCAATCATTTTTATCTGTTGTGGTTTCAAAATCTGCCGTAAACATTACAAGTTTAAAACCGTCAAAGCATTTTCAATTTTATTTATCTTACCATTTATGGCTTCTTCGCCATATAAATATTCAATTTCAAGATACGAACCATAGAGGGGGTCTTGGCTTGCGAAATAAAAAGCTGTACCATTTATTTTACTTATCCTATCAACTAATTTATCACCGGCCGCACCAAAATTGTTTTGAATCGCCTTTATATAGTTTCTTTTGTATTTTTCATCTAAGAAAGTTAAATAGCCACTACGTTCTCGATTCTGTGCAGTTTCTAATCTCTTTTTAACTTCCATCAATGTGCGCCCAGTACCTTTTGTAATGGGTCTTAAACTCTCTTGCTCAATAGTATAAAATGACCCCCTGCGCTGTGCTTCCAGAATTTCAAACCTTTTCATGGTTTGCTTATTCGCTTTCGTAATGGCACGTTCGACTTGTTCGCGGACAAACAGCGGAACTTCCAAACTGCTCCCCGCTTTGTATTTTACCATTTTTTGTTTTTCGGGCTTTGCCAATCCCTGTAAACGATTCAACTCACGCGCTATTTCTGCATCTGTCCTACCGCGCATTACTTCCGTGCGGGTCAACGTATCGAGAATTTTAAACGCTTCATTTTTCGATTGCAGTTGTAACAAGCGTCTATTATACGCACGAATTTCTTTATCAATATCCCTAGTCCTTAAATTCCCAGCGGTGTATTTCAATCTTTAACACCCACTTTCTAAATAGTGCACCCCGGTTACCCGGGGTGCTGTTTTTCTCTTACTCGAAATCCAAAACCATAATTTTTGGACGAACGCTTTCACCGATCTTCGAACAAGTAATGAAACCGGACTTTACATTGATTTTATTCATACCATCATCGAAGTCAGTCAAATCAACATCTTTTCGGAAAAAGACTGAATAGAACATTCTGTTACCGTCGCTGTTTTTTACGGAGGTGGAAGCATAAAGTCTACCGTTACTCCCCATTTTAACCCAGAATGTCAACTCACCTTTAACATCGAAAACTGTTTCCACGCGGTCTTTAGTTTCTACTTTCTTTTTATAAGCCATTTCAGTTACTCCAATCTAAATTTATTCGGTTACAGGCGTACCATGTTCTTTTACAATTTCTGCGCTAATTTCATATATGTTATAAACCTTCTCTTTATTTGCAATGGCGATAAACTTTTCTCCCTTGGCTTTCATTGCCTTTTCGAATTCTGCATCATTCTTATACAACCCATCCATTGTTTCAATACAGAAATTCCCATCTTTCTCCTTGATAACGCTATAAATACGTCCCTCATAAATCTTTACTTTCATTTTTAAATATCTCCTTTAATTTTGTGATTATATTATAAACGGCATTTATTAAATCGTCAACCCTCCTTTAAACTTTTCTGCCGTTTCTGACTTTAAACATACCCTTGTTCATAATAGGTTTTATATGGGCAATTTTCGCATTTATTAACAATATCTTCTGTTTCTTTTACCTCTTTTAATGTGTCGGAAATTTCATATAAAGCGTCTCTTATTTGCGCAAGTGCATTTGTTAAACCTATATCTATCATTTTAAATCCCTCCAATTAAAACCCGATTTAATTATAGCCAATAACCCCACTAAAGAACATATTATTAATCCTGTTCCGATTGTTCTAAGTGCGTTCACAAAATCTATATACATTATTAATCCTCGCAATTCTTATAAGCATCTTTTAAAATTCCATCTTCCCAGTAAACCAGCCTGTATTCATCTTCGTTCATATGCACGAAACCATATTCAACTTCGGATAACATGTTTACACCGTCTATCATTTGCATGGTACTGTCAAGATCTACTCTTGCTGTGTCGTTTAAAAATGCAATGTGTTCTTTCTTAAGTTTCACTGTAATACCTCCAACTTTCTTCCGCATTCTGGACAAAATTTAGGCATGTAAACATCCAATGTATGCCATCTATTTTGGCTAAATTTTTCAGATAAAATTATCAAAGGCATGTCGCCGCCACTTCTCATAAGCAATCGTGAATCTTTTCCAGTATATCCAATTACAAAATACGCGAAATTTTCATCTCTGCAACAAAATCTACAATTACACATTTATAATCATCTCTCCTACTATTTATAATATTTCAATCACCTAACATTTCTTGAAAATGTAACAAGTATCCATTGTCCCAAAGTTCAACGTAGAATTTCCCCTCAAATACATACACAATTGTTTCCAGTTTTTCACGATTCACCATTATTTCACCTTTGTTTATTATCATCCCATAACTTTGCACTTCCCAATGTTTGTTTGGATTTACAACACTCATATCTCCCTCTATCCTCCCGCTCAAATTTTAACCATCCTTTTCGTCTCTCCCTTTCACTGTCTATATTATAGCATGAATTGTTTTATTTGTATTTGCATAATCGTCTCTTTCTGTTTGTACTATTGTGTAATTTAGCAAGCTGGCGATAGGGTTTGTGAATCGCCGTGCCACGATGGTCGAGAGTCTGACCCTTGCCACTTGTGCCGGACTGAGTGCGCTCCGGTGCTGGGCGTGTCGAGTACCGCACCGCGTGCGCATCCCGCTTGCATTCGCCGTACCGCGTGCGCTCTCTAGACCGCTTCCAGTTTTTACCAATTGCGTTTGCACTATCGTTCACGGTTTGTTTGCACTAACTCATTTGCACAATCGTCCACGTTGGGAAACCCATTTGCACAATCGTCCATGCACTCTGG